ACCAGAACCATCAAAGGTGTCTACATTCCAACTGCTTTGAGCTACACGTGTTTCATTAACAGAACCAGTTACGTAACTACGCAGAACAAGATAGTTTGTTGTTCCACTTTGCTCAAAGAATATGCCATTCTGCGTACTAAACAATCCAACACGTTGTCTTAGGTTTGTTTTGCCAGAAGCAAAAACAAACGATGTCATATTTAAAAATGATTTCCCTGGTTGGTAAGGAAACACACGTTTGGTTTCACGATAAATGTAATCACCCGAACACGTGGTTACATTTAGATCAACTACGCTTTCGTTAGCACGATACGTAGTTGTTCCGCTGACACCTGTAATGGTAGACCATTTATCGTTTTCTTGATAACGATGTTGACTGTCAAAAACAGTAAACGGCTGGGAAATTCTTAACCGACCAAATGCATCACCAGCTGTACCCCCTGGCTGTGTATAAATAGTACTACCACTCGTAGTTGTAACTTCAAGTGGTTGCCCACTACACGTCTGTACTTTTACGACGTCATAAATAATCCGCCCACCAGACTCTCTATAAACAGGCATTGCTTTAGTTTTTGTTGTCTTTCTTTATTATTGCAGCTCTCCATTTTGAGTTTAGGTGTCCATAATCTCTGGGCTCAGTGACTGCTACATCTGTTGCACCACAAAGTCCACAAGCCCCCTGGTGGTAAGTGGAATAGTAATGCGGTGGTCCTACATAAGTTCCTTTTTTGTACCATGTGCCATAGTTTTCGCCACAGCAGTGACAAATCCACTGGGGGTACTCAGGGTCTTTAGTACGTGACATCAATCTTAACCAAGATGGTGGTAACGCAACATATCAACTAGTTCTTTAGTTTGCTCATATTCTTTATGAGCACATTCCATTGCTTCAACTGCTGCCTGGTAGAAAGCTTTGTAAAAATCTTTACCAGAAAGTTCGTATTGATATTCGGCAAGCGTGTCAGCAAAGTGGTCTTTTGCTTTTTCCATCCACGTGGTTTTGGCAGATGCGTCTTTTAGGCTGTCAATTACATTGGTAGTGTTGTGCATGTTTTCACGTGAGTCTTTGGTTGCAAGCGGTTCATTCATTTCGGCAACAATTTTATTTTCTTTGTACCACTTTTGCCATGCGTCAATGGTTTCCATAGGTTTTTTAGTGTTGTCCATAAAAAGAAGACGTACCACTAGTGTGGCACGTCTAACAACAAAAGTGTGTTCAGTGTAAACCTTAAGAAACAAGTTGAAGCTTGCCTTCCTCGTAAAGACGAACAGCCTCCATCATTTCAAAGTAACGGTCACGCATTACAGGGCCAGCTTCTTTAAGGCAAAACTCTTGCCACAATCTGGTATAAAGGCCAACGATACCAGGCCCCCCGTTGGCGCGACCTGAGCACTGATACATGTGCTCCATGAAGTCAGCTTTTTGCTGTTCTTTTTTAACATCCCAGCCGACTAAATAATCAGTGTTCATCATGACAGTTCTTCAGTTGAAATGGATGTGCAGCTGCTATAAACACTTGTAACTTGTCTTAACTCAAAAAGAAAGTCATGGATTTCATCCTGAAGAGAGTCTGCAATTTCTTCAGCGGTTTTACCGCCAAAAGAATTGTAGGCAACTTCAACATCAACTGCAAAAGAAACAGTAAGTTTTGGTACCGAAATAGGTTCCATTACCAAATTTAAAGACTTGTTTACTGTAGCAGTAATTAGATCTTGTTAAAGTACTTTCCTGCTAACGCAGCATTAACAAAAGCCTCTGGCACAACAGTAAATGTTTCTAACAACCCAAAGGTTTTGTCATTAATGTTTTTAGCAGTAATTGGAGATATTGGCAGTGTTCTTTTAGTATCTTCATAAATGTTAAAAACATCTTCCATTATTCCTTGCTCGTAAGGATTAGAGCGTCTAGGACCACTGGTTGAGTATTCCGAAAAAGCAGGTAATGCTAAATCTCTGATTGGGCTTAATATATTTGCAAGATTGCTTCTTTGATACGCGCCTTGATCAGTACCTAGTGATGACCATGCAGTACCGGCATTATATTGTTTACTTAATGATTTGGCATAGCCCATTTTACTTAGTTACCTAATAAACGTTCTAATGAATGCGCCTGATGCTCTTGGTAGTAACCAAGACGTTTTTGAATTAAATTGTAATAATGAATAGCTGAGTCAACCATTTCTTCTGCATCCATAGAGGATGCAAGGTTTTCATTGGCAAGCATTGCTGCTGTCAAGATGACAACACCATGCTCCATCTTGGAACCAATGGTTGCTGAAAGAGGAGTTCCATCCTGGGTAAACCCAGCAATTAATTTGTTAAGGACTGGATCGCCGCCCATGGAACTCCTACTGCTTTACTTATTGTACAAGCATTTATTTAGTAGCTTTATCACGTTGCATCCAATACCAATAAGCATTAGATGCATTTTGATGAAAACGTTTACCAACTAAAAGCTTTAGTTTTTTTTCTTCAAGATCACCATACTCATCAACGTGATACGGCATAACCTCACCATTTTCCTTGAGCATATCAAGCTGTAGACTATTCATCTCCAGCTGTAGATCAAAGTCTTTAATAGCATGGTCATGACAGCTCATCTTGATACGAGCGTCATCCATATCAGTCGGCGCTGGAATCTTCTGGTAAAAGCTCTCCTGGATACTCGGATGAAACCAAGTCCAGCTCTGGCTTTCCAAAGATTCGTTTGGAACGTACTGAATATTCTTGTTTGACTTTGACACCGTGTGGGAGTTGTCGACCTTCTTGATAGGCGCTGCGTATGGCATCGAGATTAGGGAGGACTTTAGTGGTTGTTTTGGGTTCAGTTCTTTCGTCAAGAACTTCTCCTGACATTGATCGTAATACAACTTGCTTGGTTGTGGTGACTGTTTCTTCAATGCAATAAAGTTCTCTTTCTGTAGTGTGCCAAAACTCCGGGTCCGTGGAGACCTCGACTGTAAGTTCCTTCTTTTTAACAAGAGTGAATTGGTAATTACGACCGGTGATTTTGTTCGAGTCCAGGGGTAAGACCCGACGCAAGTAATTTAGCAAGCCCTTGAGTGACCGCAGCTGGGATTCGTGGTGACGCTTGGCTTGTGTAATGAGATCACCTTCTTTCTTGATGCGTTCCAACGCATCTTCATGCGCTGCCATTGCGTAGTAAATACGATCAATTTTTTCTGAACGCAAGAAGGCACAAGCTTCCAGCTCAGCTTGAGCAAGCTCTTGGGATTCAGGAGTGAGAAGAGGCAAAGACTTTTCGAGAGCAGCATAGTGCTCGTAAAGTTTAATGACAGATAAGTCTTTGAGTTTAGCTTGAGTAATCTGAGCCATGGTTCAAATGAATTGAGATTGAAATTTGTTGATGGCATAGGTCAGCAGCATACCTGCCGCTGCCCAAAGAAGATCTTTCATCACCGGAAGTACGGCGGCAAACAAAGATTCGAACATGGTATGGAGTTAAGGTGTGGGGTCAGTTTTACGTCATGACCAGGACGGCGGCTCTGCAGAGATTATGCGCGATCAGTCTACCAAAGCTTCTAGCCCCTTAGTAGTAATAGAAATAAACTGATTAATGTAATTAGTTAGTTCTTCTACTTTGGCATTAACGGATTGGATTTCTTCCATTAATTCTTCTCTAGAAGGAGTAAGAATGGCATAAGGATCATTGTTTTTTAAAGCAGCAGGGTTGTTTGCTTTTTGGTACCGCCGGCAATCATCGTTAGTTGCATAAACAGTTTCTTGATACATATCAAGTACTGTTTTAAAATCAACACTTCCAACACCTTTGGCAGTCAAGATGTTACAAGTCTGCAGGTAAAGCTCTGCAGCAAACCTGACGTTATCTTCAAAAAACTCCTGGTACTGTTCAGTAGAGAGTCCGTAGGTGTCAATCGACATAACAAGCGCAAGCTTTGTGGAGTGCATCAATCATAAAACATTCCTGGTCTTTTGGACCTAAGTCAGTCCACCATTGAAGATCAGGATCTTTTTCGTTCCATTCGATATAGATGGTCATAGAACCATCTTCTTCATCAACGCAATTAATCTGCAGCTTCTCGATCGAGTTCGGATTGCACGTGGCCCAAGAGGATGTTTTCTGCATAGGTTTCAGAGTCGGTTTTAATTTCTGCACCAAGCTTAACAAGGCCCCAATAAGTTTCCTCATCAACCTCTAGGTGCATGGTGTATTTGCCGTTGTGTAGTTGCATAGGATTTGTGGGTTCAAGCGTAAGTATTGTACTGGGACATTGAGTACCCAGGTATGCGATACCATCACTCATTTGAAATGTCATTGCTTCTTAAGAGCAGACTTAAGTTGTGGCAACGAGGTACCAGGGAATGGAACGTAGCCAGCCTCCATCATATTAAAGAACAGATCCCACGCATCATGCTGCGTAAAAACCTCCTTAGGTTTGTAGGTACGCCAATGGGTCAATGGAGCTTGCGCCCCTGAATTGGTATACAGCAATACAAAGCGACCATTACTGATGTGATCAACCGGTGGTGCGTACCACCAAGCCACACACTTCTCAGGTGTACCACTGGGGCTAGCGTTCCGTGCTTCAGTGCGCTTGCACAGCAGCTCACGGTACTTATTGAACCAGCTCAAATGAATGCACCAAGGTTTGAATCCTTGGATCTCGGACGCAAAGTCAGATAGGTTGCTGAGCTGACGCTGATACGACCCACACGAACACCAAGGCTCAGCCACGACAGGTTCGGATTGGTCAGCTTCCATGTCGCTGTCAAAGTCAATGGGCCGATTCGTAAGCCGCAATCCGTCTGGTGCAACCAGATGTCCAAGATCCGTTTGATTGGACTGGAGGAGATGGAGGACTTTGTTGGTGTCTGATACATGTATAAATTTGTCAGCCCAATGCGCCTGCAGTTTTGCATGCGATGTCAGGTGTCCGAGTGCATGCGTGTAGTTCCAGCCCTTAAAAAGAATGTAAGCATTGTTGTGCCATACACTAGGGCCACGATAATTAGAGCCAAGGTAGGAAAAGAAATCTTTGAGACGGTGGGTGTAATTAGTAAAGGCAACCTTGATTAGTTCCCTGTTGTAAGCCTGCTCGCTACCATCGCGACGCACCACAAGGCAATCATCATCTCGCAGATAAATGCCGGCGACTTCAGAGTCATCAAAATCTTGGAACGCACGCCGGATGTTTGACCGCGTGTAGATCGCTGCTTGCGCCGCGTTGAGTTCGAGCTGGGTTTGAGTTGACATGAGTTGGATTGAGTTGAGTTAGTGGTTGCGCCAGTAGTCCTGTTGGGCCTGGTCCTCCTTGGCTTTCTGGTACGCCCCCTTAGCCATCTTATACGATCCATAGATCACGGCAGCCCAGGCTGCGGGAGATGGTAACAGTAGCGCCAAAGCACCGGTGATCAGTGCCGTGGTGCCACCCACTTTAATGGCAGCTTTCTTTTCTGGTTTCATGTGTTGAATCCTTAACACAAATGGAAGACTTAAGTCAAGTCTACTGTTGCAAGTAGAATACTTTGAAACATTTAAATCCCATGTTGCAGTTTGAAATGGGACCAGAAGAAGCTTTCTGGCAAGAGAAGATGATACGGTCCATTAACGAATGTAATTCGATTAGTGAGCTAAAAGAAATGGCAACCCTTTTGACAAAGATTGCCACGATGCGTCAGGTTGCTATCAAAGGATTAGTAAAGGATGCCATGGACTTGATGAGTAATCAAGTTGACCGTGACATCCTCAACCAACTCAAAGGCTGAGATCTTCTCCGGTCATTTCATCACGTGCAGGTAATGCTTTTACATCAACTGCATCTGTGGTACGTGAGACGGGAAGAATCTCAACACCAGCTTTGATTCCATAAGCACCACCAAGACGCTGCGCATCTTGGCGAGAATGTTGATTGATGTAATCATTAAACATCTCTTGGTACTTCCAAGTTGATTCACGATCTTCATCAGGAATCGAAAGACGACCCAATGATGCAACCGCATCTTCTTGGGAGCTGTAATCAGGAATCTCAAAGGACTCGATGGCGCAGATCTCAACGTTGTTGGCACCGCGCATCTCATTGGCAAGCACAGGAATAAACACTGTGGTGGCATAAAACTTCTCGTTGAATGCCAGAGGTACCTCAGAGTCCAGTGCTTTGCTCAGGCACTTAGACATTTCCTTTTCATACAGTTTGACCTTATCGGAAACATCTGTGCCATTCAATCCCTTGAGAGTAAGAACCATTGGGATCTTGTGGGCACGTTTGTTGTCTTGGGTCAAGATGTAGACAAGGTACTTGGTACGCACACTGTAACGACGCTTGTACATCTCACCTTTGCTGTTTGCAAGGTCAGATGCAACCTTGTCGTTTTCAAACATGGCCTTTACCTCTGGATCATCAAAGGTGCCAATCGTTTGTCTCATCCCTGTGGTTTCCTCAACCATGAGGGGAGAACGTAAAAGGATTTGAACGCGAGGCTCAGTAAAATTGAGTCCTTCTTCAATTGAAGTATTGGGAGCCATACCAAAAGTTTGCTTGTAGTTCCAGATAACTGAACCTTTAGCAAACTGATCTTCAGTGGCACTCCATCCGCAAGTGTCAAGGTCTGACTTCCGCACGAACCAACCTCGTGTCTTGGACTTGTTGAGAGGTTGGATTGTGACAAGGTTTTGATAGCCCGAAACAAACTCTTTGGATTGAAAAAGTTTGAAAGAATCAAGCCCACGTGTTGCAAGAGCAGAAGCTTTTTTCGTAGTCATTTTGTTGAGAGTTTTCAAAGAAGGAGGAGCAAATGTTTCGGATTGGAATTTATCCATCCATTGATCAGTCAGGGGATCAAGCGGTGTTTGGGTCATGGTGTGTTCGTAGTGAACAGTGAGCAGTTTAACGTCATGCTCAGGACGGACACTTAGTCTAGATCAGTGCTTTGCTGCTGGACCTGGAGACCAGTACTCATGACATACTTCTGCACATTTAGTGAATCAAAGTATGCTTCAGCTAGATCTTGCATAACTTCATAAACATTGCTTTCCATGTAGCCACAACCCTTGAGAAAATCCACAAGGTGTTGGACTACATCATCGGCAATTACTGCTTTGAATTCATGCAAAACTTTTGTATTCTCATCCTCATAGAGAAGAATGAACTGATCATGCGTCGGTGTCATCGGTTTGTTCGTAGTATTTGTCGCGAGCCAAAGTAAAGATTTCAGCTACATGAAAAGAAGCTAGTGCAAGCTTTGCAACTTGTACATCAACTTTATCTTCTTCATTAGCCACATCAACATATTCATTGAGGTGGTCCATGAAAAACTCATAGGCAATTGCATCCAGCAAAGTAAGATTTCCGTTTTGGTCTAGATCCCAATTGATTGGCATGGTGTTCAGAATGGAGGTTCGTTGTCATCAAAGTTGGGTGCGCTACCGTATTGACCAGGGAGGTCAGGCAGCCCACCACCTGAGGTTTGGGTCCAAGGGTCCGTCGATTCTTCAACGGTCTTGCCTCCCCACAGGCTAGCAACGTTATCGGTGGATGCCACAGTTGTCTGGGATGCCACAGATTTTGCTTGAGACTCACTACTCTTTGGTGCAAGCGTCATCTGCACCAATTGAATCTTGGTAACGCTGCGCCGTTGCTGGGACTCTTTGTCCGTCCATGCGTCGGTAACAAGACGACCACGAATGGTGATACCAGTTCCTTTACGCGTGAAATTAACCAGTAGTTC